AGAAATGGCTGAAGAAGTAACAGAGCCTTCTACTAATCCTAAAACTATTAAGACTACAGAAGTAGTTGAGTTCTCAGCAGAAGATGAATTAACAAAGTTAAAAGCTGAAAATAAAAAATTAAAAACTGAATTATCTGAATCTCCTGCGTCAGCTCCTTTAGACACAAATAAATTTAGTTCAGAAAGAGCAACACCAACAAAACAAGATTTAAGAAGAATGACAAAACAAGAAAAATTCTTATACAATTTACATAACTAATAATATAAACTAAAACAAACAAAAAAATGGCTTTAACAACAACAAGCAATTTCGCAGGGAAGGCAGCAGGATTTTTCATCAGCAAAGCACTTCTAGGAGCAAACTCACTTGACTATTTAACAATGATAGAAAATATCAAGTATAAAAGTAATGTGCAGGCACTAAATCAGACTGTAGCTAGTGTTTCAGCAGCAACGTGCGATTTCACAGGAGCAGGAACACTTGCTTTAACTGAAAAGGTCTTAGAGCCTGCAAATCTACAAATTAATATGGATTTATGCAAATCTGAACTTTTAGACAGCTTTGAAAGTTTACAAATGAGAGCAGGAGCAGGCGCACCATTTCCAGCTTCTTTTGACGAGTATGTAATCTCATATATGGGAGATATTATTGCTGAAGCAACAGAAAATTCTATTTGGGCAGGTGTTGCTAATGCAGGTGGGGACTTTATCGGATTCACAGGAGCTGGAGCTGCAGGATGGTTAAGAGCTGGTAATGATGCAACAGTAGTGCAAGCAGTTTTAACAGGAGGTGCAGGTGTTGCTCCAGTAGTAGGAACAATTATTGCTGACATCCAAGCAGGATTAGATGCAGTACCATCAGCAGTTATTGGTAAAGATGATTTACATATCTACTTAAACCAAAAAAATTACCAATTATACATCCAAGCAATTTCAGCTTTAGGTTACTTAAACGCTTACAATATGCAGGGTGAGTACGTTCCAATGTTTAACGGAATAAAAATAGCTGTGTGTAATGGTTTACAAAATGCAGCAATCGTAGTAGCTCAGAAGAGTAATTTATTTTATGGGACTGATTTACTTTCAGATGCAACTAGAATTACTTTGATGGATATGGCTCAGTTAGATGGTTCAGATAATATGAGATTGGTAGCTCGTTACTCAGGAGGAACACAAACAGGAACAGGAGCTGATTGCGTACTTGTATCTTAATAAATAAATATAAAGAAGGGAGGGATAAAATCCTCCCAACTTTTTAACCCAAAAAAATAAAAAAAAATGGCACATTGTATAGCACTTACAAAAGGACGTGAATTAGACTGTTCGAGAATTTCGGGTGGAGTTCGCTACCTTTATTTTGGGGTTTATGACCAATATCTAACTCCAATAGAAACAGCAGGAATAGTACAAGCAGCAGGAAGCGTATCAGATATTAATATGGATGATGCTGCAATAATTTATAGATATGCAATGCCTTTAGGTGCTGCTTCTGTAACTGAAACTATTACAGGTTCTACTGAAAACGGAACGATTTTTTACACTCCAACCGTAAATCTAGTTATGAATAAACTTACTGCTATTGATCAAAACGAAATTCGTTTATTAGGTCAAACTAAAGTAGTAATTTTTGCTCAATTAAATGAAATTATCCCTGCTAATCAGCATAATACTATTATTGCTTTAGGAGTGACTAATGGTATGGCTTTGAATACAGGTACTATGGACACAGGTGCTGCTTTCGGGGACAGAAACGGATACACTCTTACCTTCGATGGTTTAGAGCCTAATCCGTTCCCATTCGTGGCAGATTACACAACTGAACCATTTGATAATACTGCATTCTCTAACTTTACAGTAGACACAAACTAATCTTTTTATCTGTTTTCTTATAATTTTGAATGGGGTATCTTAATTGATACCCTTTTCTACACTTAGTGAGGGTGGTGCGGTTAGTCCGTATATAGGGAAACCTAGCGTTCACTATGGGATTAAGGTTGCTTCGGCAGCCTTTTTCCCTTATTAACCAAACAGAATCATACTTTTTCTATTATATAATATGATACAAGGATTTACAGAATCAGACTTTACAGCTTACTTATCTACTGAGGACAATAGAATCGATACTGAAGTTTCAGTCAGTCAAGTTAGATTGCTAGTAAAGCTTATAAATGATATGAATGGTGATATTGAATATGTATATCCAATTTCATTAAAAGGTCCGCAGCAAAGATATACAAAATTAGATTTTCTTTATAATGTAGTTCCTGATAGATATACAGGAAAAGTTAATCTTTTACCTGCGGGTCATTGGAAGTATGAAGTCTATGAAGTTACTTGGAAAGGTGCTGTAAATGTCGCTTTTGGATTTGCTCCAGCAACAGAAACAGATGTCTTATCTGTTGATGACCCTCACGGAATAGTGCAAGGATTAGTTACTAAAGGTATCTTAAACTTGACTGAGAAATTAGGAACAGAGCAAGTACAATACAACCAACACGAATCACCAGATAGTCCTAATTATGTATGGTATGGTCAAGATATTGATGTGTGGAATCCTGCGGATGAAACATCTATGATTGCTTGGTATAAAAATAAAGTAGGAATTACTTTAGATAGTAGTGGTAATGTAAGTGAATGGATAGATAGTTCTGCGAATACATTTGATTTATCACAAGCGGTATTGGCTTCAAGACCTTCATATACTGCAAGCACAGGTGGTCTTATTTTTGATACTACAGGTGTTACTGATGTATTACAATCCTTTGCCAGTTATCAGCTTACATCTCAGTTTACAATTGCTTTTAAAATTAAATCTAAAAGTATTACAGGAACATCAAACATATTAAGCTCAACAACAAATCAGTCGATAATTGAAATTGGTGGATGCTGTAATGTTGATATATATGGTGGAACAGGAGTAGGAAAAAACTTATTTACTACAACAGGAACTATTGAAGATGCTTACATAGTACTCACAAGAAACGCTGCCAATACAATAGAATTAACTTTTAATGGGATAGTTCAAAATACTAATACTTTAACAACTGTTCCTAGATTCAATGAAATAGGAGAAAAATTTGATGGGAGTATTTTTGAAATAATGGTATTTGATTCTACTTCACAAGCATTAACAGATTTAATAAACGAAAGACTTTCAAACTTATAAAATGGATAAAATAATTTCAGTAGATTTAAGCACTTCAACAAGTCCCTTAGTGCAGGAGGTAAGGGGAAAAGATTGGATTGAATACGGCGACGCTAATGGGCAATGGAGAAACCTCTACCCACAGTTCTTAATTGACCTTTACTATTCTAGTTCTATAACGGCTGCTATCGTAAATGCTACTGCTGAAATGATTAGTGCTGAGGACTTAGTTATAACTGATGAAGAAGATAGAGATGAAGAAGCAAGGGTAAAGCTTCAAAACTTTATGAATAATGCTAATGGAAATGAAACACTACACGAAGTATTGAAAAAGGTAGCATTTGACTTTAAGCTTCAGGGTGGCTTTGCCCTTAACATAGTATGGTCAAAAGACAGGACTCAAATAGCAGAGCTGTACCACATTCCTGTCGAAAAAATTAGATGTGAACGTCCTGATGAATTTGGAAAGACTAGAGGTTACTATGTATCAGGAGATTGGGCAAATACAAGAATGAATAAGCCTTATAGAGTACCTGCCTTTAATGTAAACGATAGAACTTCACCTAATCAAATATTATACACAGGGCTTTACAGTCCTAATATGAATTCTTATTATACTCCCGATTACGTTAGTTGTAATAATTGGGCTTTGATAGACTCAAAGGTTTCAGAATTTCACCTCAATAACATCTCTAATGGATTCACAGGTTCATTTATGATTAGTTTTGCGAATGGAATCCCGACCGCTGAAGAGAGAAATCAGATTGAACAAAGCTTAGAACAAAAATTTACTTCAGAAAAAAACGCAGGAAAATTTGTCTTGACATTCTCAGACGATAAGACTAGAGTACCTGAAATAACTTCTATAAGTCCTTCAGATTTGGACAAACAGTATTTGGCACTTCAAGAACTACTTACTAGCAACATCCTCTCAGGGCATAGGGTGACGTCTAAGACACTTATGGGCTTGGATAGTGCTAATGGGTTCTCAAGCAATGCAGACGAGCTAAACGCAGCTTCTAATTTTTATAAAAATACAGTAGTTGTAGGATTTCAAAATCAAATACTTAAAGTATTGCACAAGATATTTCAAGTAAACAATATGGATATGCCTGTGCAGTTTGTGCAGCTTAAACCTATTACTATTAAGTTTACTAATCAAGATTTAGCGGCTGTATTAACTCCTGATGAAATACGGGAAGAAATGGGATATGCTCCTTTAGATGTTAATGTAGATGTAAGAGAGGATTTTTCAAAAGTTGGAATGATTGATGGAAAGCCTGTTTTTGATACCATAGAAGAAGCTTTAGCGAGTGCAAAGACTTTAGGGTGTGAAGGGTATCACGAACACGATTATGAAGGTAAGACAGTCTATATGGCTTGCGAAGGACATACTGAAGCTACACAACTAGCAGAGTGGATAGAAGAATTTGGTGAAGATATGCCTGAAGATTGGGAATTAGTAGATGAAGAAGTGGTAGATGGTGAGCATAGAGATTTTGATTTTGAGAAAGTATTAAATGAAGAAGCTGACAATAATATAGAACTTGCATCAGCAGTAAGTGCAACTCCCAACAAAAGAAGTAGTCAAGATGGGGTAAATAAATCTTACAATGACTATTATAAAGTGAGATATGTGTATGCTACTGATAATTTCTTAACTAACAAATCAGGTACAAGCAGAGAGTTTTGTAGAGATATGGTGGCAGCTAAAAAGATATATACAAAAGAAGATTTAGTAAATGCTAATAGTTTGACTTTAAATCCAGGATTTGGAATTGATGGTAAAAAACGGTACGATTTGTTTCTTTTTAAGGGCGGCCCTCAGTGCAGACATTTCTTCTTGCGTCAAATTTTTAAGACTTCACTAAGAGGTGCTAAAAGTAAAATATCTAGTAGTCAATTAATATCTTATACTAAAGCTAGGTCTGAAGGATTTACAGCTGAAAAGAATGATAAGCTAGTAGCAATAGCACCACAAAGAATGAAAAATAACGGATATAACAAACCAAGATAACACTTTAAAAATCAGACACTTATGTCATACGTACTATTTATATCAGAAGCTAAATTAAAGGACTCTACAGCAATCAATCTTAATGTCGATGTAGACCTCCTACTTCCCTATGTACGTCAAGCACAAAAACTGTGGTGTGAGACACGACTTGGCACACCTCTAAACAATAAATTGAAAGACTTAATTACTACAGGTACAGTAGGTGCTGTAGGTAATGAAGCTTATAAGACTTTATTAGATGAATACATAGGGGATTTTTTGCCAGTGATGGCTATGTATCACGCTATTCCGTTTTTACGTTTTAAAGTGGAAAATGGAAACATATATAGCAAAACGAGTGAAACTGGAACTGCCCTTTCAACTGAAGAAGCACAACATTTAAGAGAGGAGTGCAAAAATACTGGTGAATATTATTTAGAGAGAATGATAGACTACATAACTTGTAATAATTCACTTTTTCCTGAATATGGAACTTCTACTGGTTCAGATGTGGATGCAAATAGAAATGCGTATTACAATGGAATGAACCTTGAAAGACCAAACAATCAAGGAAATAAACTTACATTAAGGAACTTTTTAAACGCTTCAGATTAATGAAGAAACACTACAAGACAAAACCAATTAATATTACAAAATTAAAGACATACTTAAAAGATGCCAATAAAACAGATAGCAAAGGAAACACTAGAAGTAGTGGGGGTAAATGCAACAATACTAAGCGTAACGACCTTCACTAATATAGAAGTAGCTTTAAAGATAATCTTATTACTTGTGTCTATAATCTACACTGTAGATAAGTGGTGGTTTCACAAAAATAATAGATGAAACTTGATTAACCTACTTCTCATACGAGATACCTTTACGGATAAAAGCACTTTAGGAGAATTATTTATAAATGGAGAAAGGATGTGCGATACCTTAGAAAATCCTTGGATGGATAATCAAAGGAATATAAGTTGCATTCCTGAAGGTGAATACAAGGTTAGACTAAGACTTCCAAGAGAATCAGCTACAAGGGATTACTTGCATCTATTAATTCAAGATGTGCCTAATAGGGATTGGATTCTGATACATCGGGGAAATTTTCCATCTCAAACCCAAGGATGTTTGCTTGTCGGCTTAGGGTCTGAACAGGACGTTGTTCATAACTCTGTCTTAGCTATGGACTTATTAATCAAAGAAGTAATACATTTGGGGGGTGAAAATATTAATTTAATAATCAAAAATAAATAATTATGAAAAAGTTTTTTCAAAAGTACCTTATCGGACAGATGTTAAAGTCTAAGAAATTTTGGTACGCAATCAGTTCAGTAGTAGTTCCTGCTATTGTAACTTACTTAGGGGTAGACCCTGCAACTGCTACAGAATTATATCACGCAATCTTAGTTCTTATTGTTGGACAAGGAATCGCAGACGTTGCTAAAAAATAACCGATACAGATTAAAGCCTAACGAGATAGCAGTCATTCAGGAAATGAGAAAGTCAGAGGTTAGAAACATTCTAATCATTGGCGACCTTCACGAACCTTTCTGTTTAGACGGCTACCTTGAGTGGTGCAAAGAACAATACAAAATCCATAATTGTAACCAAGTTATATTTATAGGGGACTGCAGTGATGCTCACGGCTTTAGCTACCACGAGCCAGACCCAGATGGTATGTCTTCAGGCTTAGAGCTAGAAACTGCTATAAAGAAGATATCTAAGTGGTATGAAGCTTTCCCCTATGCAGATGTTATGATAGGTAATCACGATAGAATGGCTAGTCGTAAGGCTATGTCAGGTGGTATTCCTGCGGCTTGGATAAGGTCTTATAATGAAGTATTAGGAACTCCTAATTGGAATTGGTGTGAATCTATTATATATGACAATGTACTTTACGAACACGGAGAAGGAGGTCAAGCAGCAGCTAAAGCTAAGAACAACCTGATGTCATCAGTATGTGGTCATACTCATACTTTAGCATATACTCAATGGTTCGTAGGTAAACGCTTCAAAGTATTTGGTATGCAAGTTGGATGCGGTGTAGACTCCACGACTTACGCAGCAGCCTATGCTAAGAACTTTAAGAAGCAATCAATCGGTTGTAGTGTAGTATTGAACAACGGAACTCTACCAATCAATCTTTTAATGCCTTTATAGGTACACCTTTTAGCCGTTTTAGGCACTTTCTTTTCTTTTTAATACTAATACACTAGACAAGCTTTAAAGTTTGTCCTAGATGTAAACACCTTAATTGTTAATAACTTTGTAAAATAACTTGTTAATAATTGTGTGAGTAACTTTAAAGGTGTACATTTGCACCATAATTAATCAAAAAAAAAGAAAATGTCAAATAAAGAAACAATCTCAGCTTACTTAACTAGAAACTTAAACAAAGCAAATACTCAAATTCAGTTAATGAAAGACAGAAACTACCAAATGATTGCAAATGCAAAGGGTGAGGACTCACTACAGTCTAAGTCTATAGCTCATTGGAATAGTTTGAAGGAAACAAATACTACTCTTTTAAATACATTAAGTGAAGTTCAATTATCAGCTTTAATAACAAAATAATAATAAGGGGGTGTAAAAACCCCCTTAAAACAATCAAGATGAAAAATTTACTACAAACACTTTTAGGAATGGCAGGACTTTTTGGCTGCTTATATATACTACTTGCGTCTATTACGCTTTTAGAACTTTTTTTAGGATTAAGATAATGGAATTTAAAATGAAAGAAGCAACTACTCAACAGGAAGCTATTATTAGCCTGTTAGACGTACAAACTAATAAACCTGATCTATTACCCGACAATACAGTATTAACTGAGGACGGGCTTAATTTATTAAAATTTCAAGTTGTAAGAGATTTATATATTAAAGTAAAATCGGCATACTATAATTCGCAGGATAATTCAAAAAGATTTTAAGATGGCTATACAAGACGCAGAATATTTAGAAGACACTACCTACATTGACTATAATAAAGCTCATTACTCTAAGTTTATGGGCTATCAGTTAGACAATAAGAAAGTAATAGCTGAAGAATGGCTTTTAAAACCTCAATATTTATCTACAGGAATTAATACTTATGATAGGAAGTCAAGACACTTCAGTAATGACTTGAGCAATAATGGTAGGTCAGTAATTGTAATAGGAACTGAACTACAAGCTTTTAGAAAGTTTGAAGAAATGCTAAAGACTTATGGTTGGCAAACTCAAGATGATTGGGAAGTAGAATTAAAGCCTGAATACTTAGAATACTATAAAGAAAATAATAACACACCAATAATAATAAATTTAAAATAATGAATCTAGAAAAATTAAAAACAGAAATACCTTTCAAATGGAGGGTTCAATCAGCTAACCAATGGGGAGCTTCTTGTGTAGCTTATATAGACGCAAGAGATTGCCAAGACATATTAGACCACGTTTGCGGTCAGGAAAATTGGCAGGATATATATTACGAAAGTGCAGGTTTGCTATTTTGTAAAGTAGCAATAAAAATTGAAGAAGATGAATGGGTATGGAAGTCAGATACAGGTTCAGAATCTAAAGTTGAAAAAGACAAAGGACACGTTTCAGATGCTTTTAAAAGGGCTTGTGTAAAATGGGGGATAGGAAGATTTCTTTACAGTAAGACTATTGTAAAGCTACCTGTAAAAGAAAAAAATGGTAGGTTTGCTCCTTACTCAGCTAAGACTGGTAAGTTCATATATGGTGATGATATAACAAAATGGTGTAACTCAATTAGTAAAAAATAATTTAATTAATAAAGTCCTGCAAAAACAGGCAAAATAAAAATGGAAGTAAAAGGAACAGTAAAATTAAAGTTAGCAGTAGAATCAGGAATTAGTAAGTCTGAAAAGGTTTGGAAAAAGCAAATAGTAGTAATTGACACAGGAGGAGAATTTAATAACGAAGTAGCAGTAAGTGCTTTTGGTGATGAAAAGTTAAAGTCTTTAGATAAACTAGAAGTAGGTATGGAAGTTAAAATCTTATGTAATGTTTATTCAAGAGAATACAATGGTAGATACTTTCATAATATAGATGGTTATCACTTTGCAATTATGGGTAGTGAAGTAGTTTCTCCTGTTCAATCTGATGATTTACCATTCTAATATGACACAAGAAGATAACTTTAAAAACTTATGCAACCTAACAACATCTTTGTTAGGCTTGCGTAAGGGTTCTTTAAGCTACAAAAGTAGAAAACAAGAACTTCAGGTAGCTAGAAGTATTGCAAGTGTAATAGCCAGGATAGAATATGAGATACCACATTCAACTATTGCTAAGGTAATTAATAGAGATAGGACTTTGATCTATCACTACGAAAAGAATCATAAGCATAACTATTCTACCTTCCCTAAATACAGAGATACATTCAATAAAGTCTTTAATGCTTTTCAGTCTATTGAAGATTCTAAAAAATCCTTCTTTGATTTACATCAGCTAAAAGATTACTTAAGAAAGAATGATGTTGTTAATAGTGAAAAGCACCAAGTAACAATACGTATTCAATCAGGTAAAGTAGGAACAGACGTTAAAGTTTCTTACAGGAACTTCTATAATCAATTAGAAAATGTTAAACTTGCACTTCAGAACTTCAAATATGAAATTGAGATAATTACCCTATGAAAGAAAAGCCTAACTACTATGCTATAATTCCAGCTGAAGTCAGATACAGTAAAGCATTGACACCTAACGCTAAATTACTTTATGCAGAGATAACAGCTCTATGTAATATGAATGGTAAATGCACAGCTTCTACTGAATACTTTTGTAGACTGTATGAAGTTAGTAGGGGTGCAGTTCAAAATTGGCTTAAAATGTTAGATGATAATGGTTATATAAAAAGAACAGTTATATATAAACAAGGTACTAAGCAAATAATGCATAGGTACATTAAATTGGTAGACAAGCCTAGTCTAAAAATGTGTACAGATAATACTAATATAAATATAACTAATACTAATCTTACAGATAGTAATAAAAAGGCTCTCTTTAAAAAACCTACTTTAGATGAAGTTAAAAATTATTGTATCTTACGCAAAAATAATATAGAAGCAGAATCATTTATAGACTTCTACGAAAGTAAAGATTGGTTAATAGGTAAAAACAAAATGAAGGATTGGAAAGCTTGTGTTAGAACTTGGGAAAGTAGAGATAAAAATAATCCTAAAAATAATTCAAAAGGAATGAGCAAAATACATCAGCATTTACAAAAGAATATTAATGTAAAAGAAAAACTTTTAAAACAATTTAAAAAATGAGATTAATTAAAACAATGTCAAAGCAAGACTTACTAATGGCTTCAGTAGATTTAGTAAGCAAAACATATATTGAGTTAGGACAAAATAATGTAGATGAAGATACTATAAGTATTATGTCGCAAAGTTTATCTGATGACTTATCAAGAATGTTTAAGAATTTTTATTTTGAAGATGCGCAAAAAGCTTTTAATTTAGGAGTAAGAAGTCCTATTACAAGTGATTTTATACATTTAACAGTTCCAACATATATGAAATGGATTCGTAAACATCAAGAAATAATATGGGATGCAAGGTCAAGAGTAGACAAAGGAGAAAATCCTAAACAAGTTCCACATTATAGACCTGAACCTAAACTATTAAAATGAAGATACTAAATTTATATGCTTGTCTAGGTGGTAACCGTTACAAGTGGAACGATGTAAAAGAAGATATAGAAGTTACAGCTATTGAGTTAGACCCAGAATTAGCCAGGTTATATAAAGAAAGATTTCCAATTGATAAAGTGATTGTAGCTGATGCACATCAATACCTTCTTGATAATTATAAAGATTTTGATTTTATATGGAGTAGCCCACCCTGTCCTAGTCATAGTCGAGCAAGATTTTGGAGTATTGGTGCAAATGGTAAAAATCCTATATATCCTGATATGAAATTATATGAAGAAATATTGTTACTAAATCATCACTTCAAAGGTAAATATGTTATTGAAAATGTAATACCTTATTACAAACCTTTGATTGAAGCAAAAGAAAAAGACAGACATTTATATTGGACAAATTTTAATCTACCTAATACTTTAAATTCAAGACATTTTACGGGTTTATGTCAGACAAATAATGAATTAAAAAAATTAGAATTGTTTCATAATATAGAATTAAAAAGCTATAAAGGGAAACAATCAAAAATTAAAATAGCAAGAAACCTAGTAGACTATGAAGCAGGTAAAACAATCTTTGAAACTATGTTAGGTATTGTAAAAAAAGAAAATATTAATCAAACTGAATTATTTTAAAATGAAAAAAGAAGAATTGTACGAACCTGAAAAAACAGGAACTTTCCAAATGATGTTTGGATTTCCACAGCCTGGAGTTCACAGACCTAATAAGTGGGTATCAATTAGAAAGCCTAAAGAAGAAAAGAAATGAAAATAAATAATTTTAACGACATTATGAAAAAGTGTTTTGGTAATAGATTGATAAATGTAAAGTCTGAAAAAATGGACTATAAAAAAATTGACAATATTGAAGTAGATGGAATAGACACTAAAGACTATCCTGACTTCTGTGATGCATATATAGTAAGTGCAGATTATGATGGTAAACCTATGACTGAATCTCAGCTAGATATAATAAATGAAGATGGAGATTTTCAACACGAATGTATAATGAATGTCTTACACTAAATTATGAAAGCAAAAACAAAAGAGAAAGTTAAATATTGGCTAGACTTTGACTCAAGTCTTAAAGATGATGATAATAGACTTTGTGCAAATATATGGGCTGAAGAAATGGTGGCTTTAGGTTTTGGAGGAATCGAAACTGAAGCAGTTGTATTCCTTAAGTTATACGCTACAAGTAAACTAACATCAGCACCAAGCATAAAAAGAGCAAGGGCAAAGCTACAAGAAGAAGATTATACATATAGAGGAGAAAAATACAAATTAAGACAAGGAGTTTTACAGGACAAATGGCGAAAAGGATTAGGATATGAAAAAAACAGTTAGTAAACTAAAGAAGGAACTTGATAAGTGGTTTAGCCTTTACATAAGAATAAAGGACTGTAATGAATATGGTTACGTACAGTGCATAACTTGTTCGGTGGTTCGCCACTTTAAAGACGGTATGCAAAATGGTCATTTCCAATCAAGACGCTTTATGGCTACTCGTTTCAATGAAGAAAATTGTTCTACACAGTGTATCAAGTGCAATATGTACTCACAAGGAGAGCAGTATAAATTCGGTTTAGCTATTGATGCTAAGTATGGAGAGGGTACAGCTGAAGAGTTAGAGTTTCTAGCCAGGACTATTCACAAAGTTTCAAGATCAGAATATGAAGAACAGATAAGTTATTACAAAAACCTTGTTGAAAACTTAAAAGAAGAAAAAGGAATAGAGTAACAAATTGATTATCTTTGGCGTATGACAGAACCGATATACGCAAATAATGAACACCGAGTAATTATTGATACTTACATAACAATGTGTAAAGAGTTTGCAAAAGAAGTCAGCACAAAAAGTAGATACAATAATTATTTAGAAGTAGTTGAAATTATTTTGGAGTATTCAAATCATTATGGAGAAGGACAGAAAGAGAATAATTTTTGGGATTGGATGCTTATTATACCTATAAATTTAGCAGTAGCAACTAATGGATTCTTTGCAGGAGTAGAAACAAGAAGCAATGCAGCAGTAGTCAGAGCATATAGAGTAGTTCTTGATGAACTAACACAGGACACCGTAAATAAGATTGACAAGATAGAACCAATTAATGACTGAGATATACGAAGAAATATCAAAGTTATCTGATAAGTTTAGGACTATGGCTTACGGATTAACCTCTGATGAAAATGAAGTAAATGAATCAGTACAAGAACTTTTATTATATTTACTACAGATGAACCCTGAAACATTAAAAGGTATATATAACAAAGATGGAATATTAGGTGTAACAAGATATGGAGCAGTAGCTTTAAGACGTGCCTTGACAAGTCCTAGAAGTAATTACTATTATAAGTATAAAAAGTATTATACTCATATAGATAGTTTAACAAGTGCAGTTACTTATAACGAAATGGAGTCAGGGGAAACAATACCTTCTAAGCACCTTTATAACCTGCCTAATGAATTAACAGATGATTATGTATGGACTAGCCTTGAAAAGATAGATGTTGCCTTAGAGGAAAATTTTTCTTGGTACGATAAGAAAGTATTTGAACTTTATTACTATGAAAAAGGAAACACACTAGATTCACTAGCTAAAAAAACAGGAATAAGTAGAAATAGCCTATATACAACTATAGACAAAGTAAGAACTGAATTAAAATACAAGCTTAGTGAATAAATTTTTCGTACCTAAAGAAATATATGAAGATAGAATAAGTATCTGTAAGTCTTGCGTATATTACTTTAAGCCTTCAGGACAATGTAAGAGGTGCTTATGTTTTATGAAAGTGAAGGCAAGAATAGCAACACAAGAATGTCCTCAGAAGTATTGGGGTAAGACATCAGAAGTAGAAGTTAGAACTGATATACCTGAAGAAATAATTGAAGAAGTATTGCTTGTATGGCAGGAAGTAAAAACAGGTAGAGCAAAAAGC